TTATAGAACCGGGATCGGAAAGCATCTGAAAGAGCATGCTGACCCCAGTTGCCTCGAGCAACACAAAGATCATGGTATCTACCATTGATCCTATAATCCATCGATTTCCCTTTACTAGGTAAAGTCACTTCATCATCGATTGTTAAACGAATCCAACATCCTAAATTTACATAAGGACGATATTCTCCAACTTCATTTAGGCCATATGAGACCTTGAGGAATTGTAAATCTTCGATGCAATCACAAGAGTCTAGGCGCCAGACATATCCAGCCAACTCAGCGGAGATAAGTATGGTTTCTTTAATTTTCTCTAAACTCATACTCCGCCATCTTCTAGACAATCCATCCACTATAGAGTGAAAATTACCAATCTCTGATACATTATTACCAGGCGTCGTGTAGGCATTACCACTGCCCATGACGTATTCTCCTCTTCTAAGTTTTGCCTTTATATAAGCTTTTCGCCTGAAGAGTCGTTCACACTTATCTTCAAGTTTAATTGGCATCTGACACTGCGCAAAACCTTTTTGCACTGCATCATTACAAGCTGGCCAAACCCCGAAGAGTTTTTTCATGTAATTAAATTGGCCTTTTTTCATACTAACATCTGAAAATTTAAAATCTCCATTGAAGAATTTTCTGACATAAGTACCATCTTTCTGTCGCACCTTTAAAGACAAGCAGCTATCATCCGAGAAAAATATCAAGGACAACCAGTGGGAGTCAGATCTCAAAAAGTCCAAAGCATACATCAAATTTTCGTACTTCGGTCCTGGTATGAAAACACACCTAGCACCCCTATACTCATAGGGCACTTCCATAACTTGTTTCAAAAAATCTGCTAAAGGGCCATGAACATGGGCAGCATTCTTAGAAACTTGAGCTATGGCTCTTCTTTGTTTACCAAATGGTAGATCTTCTCCTGGTTTTATAAAATTGTCTATTGACCTTTTTCTGCACTCGCCTTTAAAATTATGACGTTGCAGCATGATAGCTTCTTCTGCTAATCTTTCTTTCTTTTTGGGATGTGGTTTATTAATCCACCATTCCCTACGTTGATGATAATCGTCTATTAATTCCAATCTATCCCTAAAGAATTTTTGATATCGTTTCATACAACCCGATTCATAAAATTCAATCTGATTCTGGGTCAATCGATCATGTAACCCAGGATCTTCTTTGCCAAATGCATCTACCGTTCGTTTTCCTAATAAACGTTTCATGGCCGATAGATACAAAGAATATCCGTTCAAGCAACCTCTTTCCCTGTAGTCTTCGATCCTGATATAAGACAAACATGTGTCATCCGCATAGCACCGACCCATGTTTGCAAACATCGGCAGCCCTAAAAACTTATGAGACGGGCTAACCCTATGACAGGTTAGCTTAGTCTTAAAAGTTGAGCTATCGAATTCTACTTTATTTAATTCGGGCGCCGAATTCGGGTACAAATAATGTACTCCCAGATGAACAACATCACGCTTGGCGCCCGTTGCTGAAAATGCAGTTTGCTCAAAACTTCATTGTAATCAGTTGGTAAATGGGCAGCATGCCTAGCTTCATCGAAGTATTTTGCTTGTTCGATGTAGAACCCAGCTATTTTTAAGTATTCTATTTCCCTTTCGTAACACATCTGTCG